TCGGGAGCGAGACATTCGCTGAGCTACTCGTCCAGCTCCCGGGTGTACCGACACGGAGCGTCAGTGTCGTACCGTTGTACGAGAGGAGCAACGTCCTGGGTACCGTGCTCGGCCGTGTAACGCTCACAAGCGTTGATCCTCCACGACGTACCTCGATTGTGCTCGAGCCGAACCAGAACTCTAGTGGGTTCCCGCTCACGAGCGGTATCTCACCGAACTTCCCGTTCACGGTGTCATGCCGCCAGACCGCACGGAGGGCAACTGCCCACTGCGCAGAGGAGCGATGCCAGGCGATGCTGAGTGATGACGCGCCAGTAGGTAGATTAGTTAGTGTCCGTAAAGTACCGACTGATGTCCCGAGCGAGAGGTCTCGGAAATATGCACAGACATTGATGCTGCTTGTCGTCGTGTTCTTAACGATAGTGAGCTTGAGCTGGCACCAACCGTCACTGTTCGGCACGAATGTATACGTGCCGCTCGCTGTACCGGCGATGTCGACCGTCCCTCCAGGATAGATCAGCTGGCGCGTGACCGTGTACCCAGACGGGATCACGCCATCGAGCGATGACGTGAATGCATATACTTGCCCAGCGACAACGAAGTATGCAGGGTTCGTTGTCTGCGAATATGTGCCATTTGGCTCGCTCGCTGTAACTTGCAGAGCGATAGCAGGCGGAGGCGAGGCACAGGATCCTACCGATGAGGGAAAGACATATATCTGGTAGACGTTCCAGCCGAAGAGACGTGTCCCCGCTTGCGGGTACGCAGGCTGTACCCAGTACCACTGGTCACGATAGAACAACTGCCGTCCGAGGAGACTGGGAAAGCCCTGGCTCGTCCAGAGGACGTTCGTATAGACACGGGCGCCGGATGTCCCCGTGAGGGCGATGACCACATGGGTCGTCGACGCTGATAGCGTGAGGCTGATTGTCCTCGTCGTATACTCACCGCCTGTGAGTGAGACGTTGAGTGAGGTCGAACCTCCACTTCCTGCACCCTCGAGGGAGATCGTGGCCGACACGCTCGATGTCTGGGGATTATGGAGGAACACGACCGCGGAGACTGTGCGACCACTCGCGAGCGGTGTGGTACTGTAGTCTCCCTCGTGATAATAGGCAATTGGCTGCTTTGTCGATGAGAGATTAACCGCGACGAGTGGGACGCCGATATCCGGGTACTGGATCCGGAGGGGAGATGCCGTCGTCGACCCACGGATGAACCCGCTCCCCTGCCAATCTGTCGCGAGCACTGCCTGTGGAGGGCTCGAGAACGACGCGAGGCGTAGCATGAGCCATGGTGTACTATACGAGTGTGTTACAGTGATATTTGCCGCCGCCGCTGCTCCCTCAGTTACTTGGACGACCTGTCTCCCCTCATCTCGAATACTCTCCAGCAGCAAGCTCCGGAGTGTATATGCTCCTGCAACTGCGACACGTGGCCTCGGGAGTGCCCAGAGCCGCAGCAGGCTCGGCTCCTCTTTTTCGACAGTCACTGTGTACGAGCGACCCGGATGGAGCGAGAACCGCCCGACCGGGACGAGTCTCCTCCCACCACTAACGTAGGCAGCAGAGCGCACCTGGCGTGGGTACTGCACACCGGCCGGCGTCAGTGCCACGGAGACTGTCCGCCGTATCCCTGCACTCGTGACGTTTGGGAGGCTCTCGGCTGTCCCCTGGGCCATGAGCGTGACAGCGGGAGGACTCGCGCTCGTCGAGTACCACTGTGAGGTTCCCACGCGCTGGAGGAATACCTTCTGTGTGACGCCGGGATCCCGTGAGTCGAACTCGACCCTCAGCGAGTATCCTGAGGCGACCTGTGCAAACTGCTCGTAGTGCACAAGTGCAACCGGCGTCGTTCCTCGATACGAGGCGACAGTGATGCGGTACATGCCAGGAATAAGTGTGCTCATGGCAGACGAAGGGATTGCCATAACGATGAACTCATACTCTACCCAGGCGCTAGCCCACGCGAAGTTCTCTGGCATATTACCAAGCGACGCTAAATAGCTCACTGTGAGTGTCGATGATGTCCCGACCCACTCAGCGAGATACTCATTCTCATACCGAAGGACATAGCCAGTTGGTGTTGCCCCACTAACTGCCGCCTGCTCTTGATAGTCATAGGACACAATCTTGAGGGTATTATTGTTCGTGTCCTGTGCATACATAATGTACCCGGCTGTCGCCTTGCCAAGCAAGAGGTATGCCTGTCCGCTCGGTAGAACAGGAAGGTTCACTGTCAGTGAGACCGATATTGACCGCGAGTCTGGGAACGTCGTGACAGTCTGGCGGGCATAGTCACGGATCACCCGGAGCAGCGTCGGCCCACGGAGTCCAACCACAAGCATGCTCGGTGGGAGGTTCACGGTCGTTGCCGAACTGGCTAACTGCCGTGCCTGGAGTATTCCTGAGATATGCTGCCAGCCAGCTTCGAGCTTGTTCGACCGGACGACGAAGATATCTCCTGTCTGCCAGGAGCCAGTTAGTGTCGCAGGAGGAGCAGTGAGCGCCACAAGCCTTGTGTATGGCGGGAGTGGTGTAACCCTCGTGATGGCTAGGGCCGGACCGGCCGGTTCATCGATGACCTCGGCATAGATATCGACGTCAGAGGATATCGCTGTATACTGGCCAGTGAACGTATAGATCCCTCCATGGAGAGTCCCCCTATCAAGCTGGATAACGAGGTCACTTATGTTATACTCACCGTCCATTACATATGCCTCGATCGCAGGTGGAAGAGGCTCATCATGTGGTGCAACACGGAGACCGAGCACGGCCGGGCCTTCAGGATCCACGACGACTGGCTGACCGGTCTCAGTGACAAACTGCTCGAGAAGCGTTCTTGCGGTAGATGAGACCGACTCGGCGTCGCACCGCAGCACAAGCGTCACTCGTGCGTACCCGGATGGCCAGAGATCGAGTCGTTCGGGCAGCTCCTGCAGTTGTGCGTCACGGATCGAGTACGACACGACGTCGACACTGTCGTTAATAAGGAGTGACCCACCCCCGCGATCGATCGCGCGCACGAGCGATCGCAGACTACGCACGGCGGTCGCGAGCGCAGTCGGTGCACCTTTCGCTGCGAGCGTAACCACAAAACGTAGCTCCTCATCACCGTACTCGACTCGCAGCCCGCGCTCGGGCACAAACCATGGGTCACTCGCAAACCAGATCGTCTGTGTGCCGTGACTCAGGCCGAGGCGCACACTCATTGTGTTAGCACCTCCATAATGACCTGCTTGATGAGCCCTTTGAGTTCACGCTCATCGAGATATACTCTGATGTCAATATTCACCGTCGGCGGCCGTGTTAGCGTTTCCGTCGTGGCTGCAGGTGCCTGTGCTGGTATGAGTACGGGGGTGACGATGCTCGAAGCCGCCTCGGCAACGGCTTTGCGCATATCCTCGAGTATACGCACGATATCGCTCACTGTGCTTGCCGCGCGTCGTGCGTCGTCGAGCGCTACTTCAAGCTTAGTTGCCGCACTGGCCATAGCGCGGACAACGCGGTCACTGAAAGCGACGAACCACTCGATGAGACCGTCTGCCGCCTGTATCTGCTCCGTCATGTTCGTGAACTGCGTGATCGTCTCAAGCGCATCACTCATCGCCTTGATGACGCCGTGCACGACCTGGGCGACACGATTAACGCTCTCAAGTTTGTCCTGCCCGAACGATTGAGCGAGCGTAGAGAACATGTCCAGGGCGGTCTGCGCGATATCGTTAAACCATGACGCTGCTTCGTCCCATATGCGCCGTGCCTCAGCACCTGTCTCCGCCCAACGCAAGGCCATATCAAGCACACTCGCAGCGAGCTCGATGACGTTCTTCGTCGTCTCTGTAACCGCACGTGCGCGCTCCAGCGCGTCTGTCCCGAGCACGCGCGCGACGGTATCGAGCGTCGTGACTACACTGCTCGCGAATGCCGAGAGCCAGTCGAACATAGGCTCGAACGTCACGCGTGGGAGGCCGCGGCGGAGTCGCTCGGAGAGATCGAGGAGTTCGTTCACGAGCTCGATGACCGAGCGCGCCACCTCGAGGGCAGATGATACCTGCTGGAGTGCTTCGGCACCTGCGTCACGTGCAACGCGCATCATCGTACCGATCCCGCCACGCGCAAGCTGCTCGATAATGTCAAAGAGCATTCCCCAGTCGTGCCTGCCTGCGCGCTGAACTGCGCTCCAGCGCTCAGCGATCGCCAGATACTGCTCGACTGCACTTGCCAAATCGCGCAGGAGATTTACCGCCGACCGCGCGCGCTCGAGCTCGCGTGTCACACCAGCGACCGTCGCCTCGCCGACACTCGCTGCAGCCTCGCTCACAGCGTCACGGACATGCGCTAGCCCACGCACTAGCCCCTCACCGACATCGATACCGATGGAGAAGAATGCTTTAGAGGGCGATTTGATGCCGAGTAACGTCTTCGCGCTATCGATCGCGCCCATCACGACGCCTGTGATTGCGTCAATCACGTGCTGCGCCTTGCTTTTAATTCCGTTGATCAGCCCCTGAATAAGATCGCGCCCGGTCTCGACGAGCCAGTCTTTTGCTCCGCTGAGCGCACTCAGAATCTTATCTTTGATACTACTGACTGCACCCTTGATATCCTCAATGGTGTTCACGATGATCTCTTTGAGCCCGTCCCAAGCACGTTGCGTTAACTCTTTGAGCTTGTCCCAGGCTGCGCTTGCGATATCGCGTAGCGCATCGAGGCCGATCGACAGACCGGCTTTGAGTCCATTCAGCACGTTCGTGACGATGGCTTTGATCCCGTCCCAGATCTCCGAGACGAGGCGCTTCATGCCCTCCCAGGCCGCCCGCCAGTCACCGGCGATGATCGCGAGGACGATCGTGATGACGTTCTGGATCGTGTTAATGGCGAGCATGATGACCGATTTGATGACGCCCCACACGCTCGAGATGATCGTGCGGATCTCGTCGCTGTGCTCGCGAACGAACGACGCGATCGCGTTGAGGGCTGGCCCGACTACCGACACGATCGTGGTCACGACGCTGATGACGGCATTTTTCACGTTATCCCACGCTTGAGCAGCGAGTGGGCCGACCTCTTCGGCCCAAGCGCGCCAGTCAGCGACGATCTCCTTACCGAACGAGATGACAGACTGGAGCGCCTCACCGGCCAGCGGGGCGACCGCATCCCAAATACGGGTGAATGCGTCTGCGACCGACTGGAGGATCGGCGTCGCCTCGTTCCACGCGTTGACCAGGCCACTCTTGATCCCGTCGATGACGGGCTGTGCTTGCGTCCAGAACTGGGTTAGGGTATCGCGCATCCCGAACCAGTTCTGGTTCCAGGCGAGATACCCGACTCCGAGCGCAGCGACGACGCCGAGGATCGCGGCGGTCACCGGCCCACCGAGGAGGCCGACGACCGTGCCGATGATCGTCGTGACACTGGCGAATGCGCGGAGCGCGCCCACGATCCCGAGCAGCGGCCCGAGCGCAGCAGAGAGCCCTGCACCTGCGATCGAGAGACCAGCGAACGCAGCCGCGACACCGGCGATCACGGGCACGATCGTCGGCAGTCGCGTCGAGATCGCGTTCACGACCGGATCGATGCGCGTGCGCAACTCGTCCCATGCAGGAACGACGTCGTTTCTGATTGTGTTCGCAAGGGACGACAGTACTTCTTTCGCTTTCGGCAAGTTGGTCTCGATGACCGCGACCGTGTTGCGAACGCCTTCACCGAGCCGAGCGAGCAGGCTATCCCCGCCCGCGCCGCGAAAGCCAGAGAGAAACTCGTTCAGTGCGGCCCGTCCTGCCTGGAGGGCGGGGATGACGATGGCACGGATCGTGAGCCCGAGCCAGCCGAGGACACGGTGAACCTCACGGATCTGGCCGGGCGCGTCCTGCCAGTTGCCAGCGAGTGCTTGAATGAGCGTGATCACCGCGTCACGCGCAGTCACGAACGCAGACGCGAGTCTCTCTCCCACGAAACCCGCGAACTGCTCGATCCGTGGCTGGTTTTGAGTCAGCCAGTCGGTCAGCCATGAGAGGGTGCCCGACAGTTGCTGGAAGAGAGCCTCCAGCGCAGTTGCTTTGACCTGCGAGAGGACGTCGACGAATGTCGACCAGCGCCCCTGGGCAGTCGAGGCCATGAGCCCCACAAGCTCAGTTGAGGCACCCATCTGCTCGAGTGTACGTCTCACGATCTCGAGCGCTGGGACGCCCTCTTCTTTCAGTTGGTTGATGTACTGGCGCGGAAGGTTGAACCGCTCGACGAGCGAGACGAAATCTCCTGACAGAGCCTCGCGTAGCGCGAACGCCGCGCCGACCAACCCTTGTTCGGGATTGAGCGCAGCCAGAACTTCAGCGGTCTTGATCAACTCGTCGAGTTGTTTGCCGGCAGCTTTCGCGCTGGGGACGAGCATCACTGCTGCGCGCGCCATGTCCTCGAACGCGAAGGGTGTTTTCGCAGCCTCCTCTCGAATAGCAGCGAAGATTTTTGCCGCCTCCTCGCCACTGCCCGTGAACGCCTGGAGCTGCGCCCGCACCATCTCGTACGAGGCGTTTGTCGCGAAGAGCGAGCGGGTCAGGCCCGACACGGCGTTCACGAGTGACTCGACGCCCATCGCGGCAAGGCCCAGCTGGCTGAACCCGCGCACCACGGCGCTGATTGCGCTCGAGATGCCGTCGAGAAGCCGGCCCATCCCGGAGACACGCTTGACGCCCTCTTCGACCGAACGGAGCCCCTTTTCGGCCCCCGCAACGTCAGCACTGACCAGAACCTGTAGCTCGGCAACGTTTACCGGCATCTCACTGAGCCCTCTTTCGCGCTTTCTTCACTGCTCGCTCCTCGAGCTCGCGGTCGAGTTGCTCGCAGAAAAGCGCCCACTCGACCCATTTCCCCTCTGCTTGCGCCAGTTCCCAGGGCGCGACATTCAGATACCGTGCCGCGCGGATGAGGACGTACTCGGGGGCCAACCGCCCAGTCGCCCCCTTCGACAGCACCCACGCGCGGCACGCTCTCATTCCCCCTCGCGCACGCCTCCCTGGATCGCGTTCGCGATGCGCGCGATCCAGTCGACCGGCAGAAGCAGGAGCGTCTCCCGTGAGACGGGCAGTACGTTCCCGTTGCCATCGACGATGTCCCACTCTATGACGCGACTCGCGATCAGGTCGATAAGCGCGTCGAACGCTTGTGCGGGTTGCTCGTCCGACTGCTGGCCCAGGGCCAGCGCCCGGGCTACTTCTGCGCCGACCGGCGGGCGGTAGCGGAGCGTCAGCGTCCCCGCGGCACCGAAATCGAGCGTCGTTTCGTGAACCGGTAGTTCACCGAGAACGATAGGCATGTGGCCCCCTTTCAGAGCGTGGCGAGCGTCGTCACGAGTTCGATCTGTGCGAACCCGCCCAGCGCGCCGTCTTCGACGATCGCGCCGGAGAACTCGAATGTCCAGATGCCCTCATCGTCTCCAGCAAGCTCACTGACCTCCGACCACCGCACCGGGACGGTGATGGTCAGTGCATGCCGTACCGTCGTCGAGCCGGCCGAGTAGATGACCGGCCCTTGCGCGGTGACGCGCACGTACACGAGTTGCCCCGCGTCGTACTCCGAGAACCGAGCACGACCCTCCGCATCGGCGGCGAGGGTGAGCGAAAACTCGGTATCATCTGCAGTCGGCACAAGCGCGACCGAATCTGCACCGAGGAAGGGTACCGCCTGGACGAGCTCGCCGAACGACAGCGACACTTCGCGGGCCCGGCCGAGCGGTGTCGCACTACCGAGCCCGGAAACCGTCGTTGCGGTACGGACATACACGAACCGCGGATCGATCGCGGCCCGGGCCAGGCGAGTCGGGTTGCTCGTCATCGACGTGTCAACCACTAGTGTGCGTCCAAGTACCGTGCCTGAGACGGTAGCCTCACTCGTCGAGATCGAGATCTCCAGGCCAGTAACCTGACAGCCCGCTGCTCGCACGCTCGTGACGCCGCTCTGTCCGACCTCGAGCGTCAAGGTCTTTGGATTCGGCACGGCGTTTCCTGACACCGTCCACTGGTACCGGTACGCACCCGTCCCAGTCGAGCCGTCCATAATCTGCGTGCCGGTCACTTGGCCGAACGCGGCGCTCAGGACATACAGCAGGTCGGTGGTCGATATCGGCCCCTCCAGGTCGCCGCTGAACCACCGATACCCTCCTGTCACATCGACAGGTACGAGCGTGCCGAGTTGCCGCACTGTGTCGTAGCCCGTCCGTTCCTCACCGGGTGAGACCGAGAGGAGCGAGAACAGTTTATTGGCGGCAACCGGTGTGCCAGCCGTCGTCTCTACCCCGAACTGCGTGACCCTGAGGGCGCTTGCTGGAGTGCTCATCGTTCACCTCCCATCGTTACGGTTTAACGAGCAAGAGCTCATGCTCTGCGGTATCGATTCGTTCGATCAGGCCATCGCCCAAGCGGGCATCTACTCGTTGTGCAGTCTTCCGGACGGCCACAAACTGCCCCGCCGCCCCCGACGCGAGTGACGAGAGGACGGCGTCGATGCGTTCCCGGATCTGGCTCATGCGTTCGAGATCGGCGTCAACGACACGCGTGACGACCACCGCTCTTTCGATGGGCTCGCCGTTCCCGAGGAACCGTACCGCGGATACTTGGGCTAACTCGACGACGACAAATGGGTACGCCGCCGACTCGGGTGCCGCGTCGGCATAGACACCGGTCACGAGCCCGGCCAGCCCAGGATCGTTGAGTAGCGCCTGCCGAACATCGGCGTACAACTCGAGCGTGGTCATTGTGCCGCCCCCCGAATGGCCCTCATGACGTTCGTGCGTATCTGCTCGAAGAGTTCCTCAGCCTCTGGTTTGAGAAACGGTCGCGCCGCCATGCGACTCGTGCCCTTGAAAACCAGGTAGGCATAGATCGTTGCCGCCTGTACGGCGTATTTCAGATCGCTCAACCGCAATGTCCGGATCGAGTTCACCAACATACCGGTATCGATAGCCGGTGGCTCACCCGGTGCCGAGGCGACATGGACGACCGAACCCCGGCGGTACTGGCGCCCGTGTTTCGGTGCGGCCATATTCTCCTTCGTCCGGCGCTCGATATCGAGCGCGCCCCTTTGTAGCGCTTCGGACGCGGCCGGAGCGAACTCAGCCCTGATTTTCGGCAACCGGTTGAACTTGATCTCGATCCGGCTCATCGTCTTTCTCCTGCATCGTGGCGAGTACGCGAGTCACGCGGTCAGGGATGGGCACGCCCAGCAGGGCGGACAACTCGACGATCGACACGAGTTCGGCGACGACGAAAAACACGGCGGCGTAGTTGCTCGCATCGAATTGCAGAACCGGTTTGGCCGCAGCTAACGCGCCGAGGAGTAGCAGCGTCGCCATCTTTTTGGCCAAGCCCTTCCAGAGGACATTCGACGAGACCGACCTATGCGTAGCAGCCGCGATGACGCCGAGTGCGACGTCGATGCCCATGAGCACGAGCAGGATCTGAACGGGGTGGGGCAAACTCATGATCAACGCACCCAACAATCCCACAGCACTCATGCAATAGGCCCAGAACTTCCCGTTCATTCCATGGCCTCCGCGACCACTTTCAGGACGATCCCCAAGCTGACCGGTTCCGTGACCGAGGTGACGCGGAACTGTCGCCCGCCTACGGCCACGATGTCCCCCACCCGGACGTCGGCGTCGTGCGGAAAAACGAGTGTCACGTCCCCGGCCAGACGGATCTGCTCGGGAGTTTGGTCGTATCGAGTTTCCGCGGGCGCGACGCGACATGGGACGTCGGCCGCGACCGTGGTATACGCGTGGCGGGCCACACCATACCGGTCGATCGTTTCGGTGGGGCGGGACACAGTCGCCCGCTCGACCAGAACCCGCAAAGCGTCGCGTTCGAGAAGCCGACGTTCTTGCAACCCGAGCATCAGGCCTCCATCTCAATGTCCGAGCGGTAGGTCACGGCCGAAACGGGTCGGGCTAGCCGTCGGTAGGACTGGGCCAGTGCCATCAGCCGGTCGCCGACCTGCGACCGACGCAACGTTTGGCCGTCGACCGTGACATCGTATGCCCACTTTTCACGGGCCGCCCATACTTCGAGCACGTCGGCGGCGGCCGCGTACAGGTCGTAGGTGTAGCCGGTGACGAAGAGCGGGCCCGCGGTTTCCGCGACCAGCTCCCAGACGCCCACTAGCGCATCTTCGGCAGCGACCTCACCCCCGGTCACCCGGGCGCCCTCTTCCCAAAACTGTTGCCGGGCGCGCCACAACTTCGTGGGCGGCGCCTCGGCCGGCACTAGTGGCGCGTGCACGACGAAGACGCGGCAGGTGTCGAGGAACTGCTCGAGTTCATCGTCACTGAACAGGCGCTCGTTCTCCGGCCCGTCGTCGCCGACCAGTCGCCTCAGTTGTCTGACGAGCGGTCGCATTGTCGGCCGCATCGCGCGCCTCCATCGCCTCGGGCGCGGGTGCGGGCGCGGGCGGGGCAATCTCGATGCACCCGTTCACCCGCGCCAGTTCCGCCCACGTTCCCTCAGCCTCGAATTCCTGCCCGCTAACTGGGTGTCGGAACCACGGCATCAGTTACCTCACGCGTAGCTACCCGGGTTGAACGTGCCCAGCGCCAAGAACTGGCCGCGCGGGAGCTTCGCGCCGTACACGTACAACGCCTTGACGCCGGTCGCGAAATCGTTCTGGAGACGCATGGTCTCGACCTTTTCGATAGCACTGGCGAACGTGATCATCGGGTCGCCAGCGATGAGCTTGAACTTTTGGCCGCCTGTGTTCGGCACGTTCGGCGAGACATAGATCTGCATCCCCTCGAACGTCCCAATGAACCCGGGCCGCACGATGCCCTGCTGGACAGTTTGGTCGCCGAGTTGTGTGGCGCGCCCACCGAGCTCGAGTTGGAGCATCGTCGCGAACCAGGTGGGAACGACCACGCGCGGGTTCGTCATCGGCGCGCGCGCGTTCACCAGAATCTCGCGCAGGCGAACGAGCGCGGTCGTCGGACGCACCTCGCCCGCCCCGAGTCCGACCGTGATCGGGGCCGCGTCAGTGCCGTACTGGTTCGAAGCCGCGATTTCGACAAACTTCGATGCGACATACTGGTCGATCGCGTCGCCGATCGCCACGGCCATCCGTTGGCTCGCCTGCTCGATCAAATTCAGGACAGAGAACTGCGCCCGGACGTCGGGCACTTTCACCAAGATCTTCTTTTGTTGGTCGATCTGGATCGTGACCTCGTTGTCCGACAGCAACTGCCAGTCGCTATCCGACCAGCCACCGGTGTAGTCACTGACGGAGACGTCACTCACCCAGAACGCCTTGACAGTGCCACCGGCACGCACTTCGCCTTCGTAGTTGCGGTTGGTCAAGGCGGCGACGTAGACGTACGTCTTGTCCAGGTTCGCGATGAGTCGCGCACTCCAGATCGTCGGTTCGCTCAAGAGCGGTGTTCCCGGGCCAGCCATCGTTCACCCCCTCAATGACCTAACTTTGTTGCGTTGCCCGCAGGGCCGCCTCGAACGCCTGGTTGATTGCCCGGATGTCGCCGGATTTCAGTGCGTCCTCGAGCGAGATCGTCGTGCGGCTAGGGTTCGTCACCGACGCGGCCTGGCCCGCGAGATAGGGCCGCTTCCGCACGAGTTCGCGCAACAACTTCTCGATGTTCGTGGGCCGGCCCGACTCGTCGTACTCGACCCCGGAAAGATCCAGTAGCCGGTACGCCGCGTCGGGGTCGATGATCCCCAGTTCACGTGCGCGGAGCATCGTCTCGTACCGCAGTGTGTGCTCGCGGAGCTCGAGTTCTCGTTGCGTGAGCTCCCTCTCCAACTCCGAAAGCCGTGTCCGCATACGCTCAGTCTCGGAGAGTTTCTCCTCGTCGCGCTTTCTCAACTCTCGCTCGAGTTCCCGCAACTTCCGGCGGTATTCCGCGGCCTCTGCGCGCAACTTCCGGACATATGCCGCGTCATACCGTTCCTCCTCCGCCTCCTGGGCGGGCTGAACGTCAGCCTCCGCGGCGAAAGGCTGTTCGTTTGCGACCTCCTGGGTCACCTCGACGTTGGGCTCCAGGCCCACCTTTTCGTCCGCCATCGATCAGCCTCCTGCGATCTGTTTGAGCGATTCCGGTGGTTCCATCTCGAGTTCACGGTAGAGCCGCAGCAATTTACGGGCGGCACGACGCTTTTCCTCGGGCGGGGCGTCCACCCCGCCGCGGGCCCCGGCCAGCGCTGCCGCCGCCGCGATCACTGCGTTTCGGTTGAGTGCTCTTCCCATGCTTCGCGGTTCGTACACGGGTAGTTTGCATTTCGCCTTTACCCAGTCCTCTCGCGGCCCCTCATTGAGATTGATCAGGCAGGCCTCGCAATAGTCCACTGCATCCTCATAGTCTACAGGTTTATCGATGTCCGACCATGGCCGCTCCGAGATTTTCACCACGCCACACCCCCTACATAGACGGCGGCCCATCACCGGAACCGGTCGTCAGGCACCGGCGACGGGCCGCCGTCGCGCAGATCGGGCTGTACACTCCTATTTTAACTGCGTGTTTTGCGTTCGTCCAGTGTCCACAGCAACAAATAGAGCGGTTCGCACGCGGCCACCACCTGCCAATCATCGGGGTGCCTGTCCAAATAACGCTGTGCGGCCGCCAGGGCCCGTTCGATCGTCTCGACACTCGCGATCGTTAGTGCTCGGCGGACGAGTTCCAGAACCTGATCGCGCTCGCTCATGGGGCCCTCCCAGCAAGTTGGTCGATCGTGAAAACATGGAACGCGATCCGGTCTTGGAGACGTTCCAGGTCGCGCACACGGGCGGCGCGCTCGACGCCACAGTAGAGCTGGCCGATCATGGTCGCGATCGTACGCCACCGTTCTGCGCCAGCGCTCAAAGCCAAGGGTCGGTAGAACGCGTCGGCGGACAGGCCGGTCAAGAACCGGATCGCTTCCATCAAGTCGATCAAGCGCCGATAGGGGTGGAGTGCGAGCCGTTCGTCCAGTGCCGCCAGGTCCAGCCCCCGGAACGCGGCATGCTCAGCCCCGAGGCGCGCCACGATGAGACGGGCATAGGCCGCGGCCCACGCTTCCTCGGCCGCGTAGTCACGGTTCGTCATGAACATGGGCTGGGCCGCGGCGGCATGGAGGAGTTCGTGGACGAGCACGTAGGTTGCCAACGGTTCGTCCGGGTGCACTTTCGTGGGCGCGATCATGATCGACCTGGTTTTCGGATCGTAGGCCGCGATGTAGGGGCCGTCCTCGAACACCACGTTACCCGACCAGCCGCGCGGCGACGGAGGCAGGTCACGCGGACGCAACGAAAGACCTATCGTCTGCTCGAGATACGACGCGACCGCCGCCGCCCGGGCGTGCCAGACTTGCTCGGCCGATCGTTCCAATGCATGACCTGGCTCATGTCGTGTTTCCATCACGCGCCCCCGCTGAGGATCCCGATGATCTGGTATTCGAGTTTGAGTTGCTCCTTGAGTTTGTTGAGTTCGCGCAATTTCCGTTCCCGGTACTGCCCCCGGTATTTTTCGGATACCCAGTCCTCCAGGGCTCTCCACCGGTCCTGCCCCGGGATGGGGGCGAGTTTGCGGTAAAACTCGTCCGGATCCATCCCCACGACCTCGCGGGCCTCGTCGAGCACCCGCGCCAACCCATTGTAGGGATGCGCGAGCCACCGCATTTCGAGTTGGTCCATGTCCAGGTCACGGAACGCCGGGGCCTCGCGGACGAGACGCCGGACGATATGCCGGGCGTAGGCCTCGGCCCACGCCTCTTCGAACGGTATGTCGTCCAGCCAATAGCCGTGGATACCGGTACCAGAGCCAGCATGCAACAACTCATGCACGAGCGTGTGTATCGCGTGTGGATTATTCGGGTCGAAGTGTTTCTTAGATATCCGTATCGCGAAGTACCGGCGGTCATATGCAGCGATGTAAGCTCCCTCGTCCCAAATGATTATCCCACCCCAGCCAAGCCCTTGCAGGCCCTCGCGGTTACGAACTACTGGCAACTTGATGGCGCGCTCGAGGTACCCGGCCAACGCGTCGGTCTGCTGGAGTATCGCTTTCCGTTCCGGTGGCAGCGCGTTCCGTTCCCGCGCCCATTTGACCAACTGCTTGACAGGTGTTGGCGTGGCGCTCTTGAGCTTCCATGGGACGACCATAGCGCCGAACGGGGTGAATTTCCGCCATGACAGCTGGTCATACGTGATCTCGCCCCGCCGGAGGGCCTCGTGCCAGGCCATGCCGAGCATTTTGTCGCGCACGTCGAACGGTTGGTTCCAGAACCAGAGCCAGGCGTCGGGTAGTGTGTCCTGCGGCGTGCCGATGACAGACTCATCGGTCACGGGCACAACCACGCACCGGCCGTTGGGATGATCGTGTATGGTGATGTCGAGACCGATCACCCGGCCGTGCATACTGAGGCAGACGCCGCATGTCCTCGGGGATAGCGCGGCTACCCACCGCCACTTCTTGACGGCACCTGATTGCCGGTAGATTTCGAGCGTTGCCATGCGGTAGGCGCGCAACATTTCCGTACGGGCGATCCGTTGTGCCCGATAGGCCGTCGTCGCAAGGGCTTCGCGCAACAAATTCTGTGCCACACGAGGATTCCAGCCGGCGGCAACGGCGGTCAGGAGCGCCCGCCGCGCGGCCTGGACGGCCCGCTCGGCCTCCTCCTCAGCAAACTGTTCACTCGCCCGTTTGCGCAACACTTCGATTACCGGGCTACGTGGGTCGAGTGACGCGACCATACTGATGAACGCTTCGGGGTGGTGCGGGTCGAACATGAGTTCGAGACCGGCGTCCTTCGCGTGTTGGGCGGCGAGCGACATAGCTGCTGGTAACCGCCCCTGGACGAGACCGTCGACCGCCCGGGCGTATTGGCCGATCGTTGTGCGGATCGTTTCGACGAGGCGTTGGTATTCGTCGAGCCGCACGAGTTCGGCCTGATCGACGGGTTGCCCGGCCTCTTCCAGTTCGTCGATACGGGCCCGGAGTCGTTCGTACTCGGCGACGATGATCGGCTCGACCTCGCGATAGGCAGCGAGGACGATGCGGAGCGTCTCCTTGTCCATGCGGCGGACGTCGTGATGGTAGTTCTGGCTCAGGATACCCGGGTTGACGCTCATGCCCCACTACTCATTCTTCGCCCAGCAACGTGTCGATCGCGCGCATCGTCGCCTCGCCCGCGGACGTCTCGCGCTTTTCGCGCTCGATTTCCGGGTCGAGTCCGAGTCGGCGCAGGATCGTGTCTTGTGACACGCCGAGTTGTTGCCAGAGGACGAGCGTTTTGGCTTCGGCCTCCGGGTCGCCGGGGATGAGTTCGGGCCAGTGCAGCGCCGTCATGAGATCGTCGCCGAACCCGCCGATGGCGAGGAGTCTCCGGTTCGTCTCGACCAAAAGATCGCCGTACAACCGGCGTTTGGTTTCAGTCTTCTCGACGAGCGGCTGGTACAAGATCTGCAGGGCCACGCCCGAGAGTGACCCGACGCCCTCGACGCGGCCGGTCGCGATTTCGGGCACGCGGGCGATCTCATGGAAGGCTTCGCGGAGCCGGAGATACAGCTGGATCGACGAGCCGAGATCGGACTGCATTTCGAGATTCCGGAGTTCCGCATCGGGCGAGGGTAGGACGATTGTCTCGTCGACCGAAATGTCGAGCTGTTCGGCGCGGAAACCGCGTCCCCAGGTTTTCGGGTGCGCGTGGTACCGGACGATCCGCACGAGGTTCGAGAGCAAGAAGTTGATCGCGTCGTTGAGGCGCAAGACGTCCTCTTCGAGGTCGCTGACGCCCCAATAGTCGTGTGGGTTCGGTAGGTTTTGGCAGTCGATGACTGGAGCGAACTCGTAGGGCCAGACCGTTTCCGCAACAGTCTGCCACCGGTCGCCCGAGAATGCTTTCTCGTCGCGGATCACCCACCGCGTGCCGTCCGCAACGATCGTTTGCCGGAGCACAACTGGACGGCCAGTCTCCTGGTCGATGGTCGGGAACTGGATGCGGTAGGACAGGACGCGTTCGTGGTCGTCGGGTGCGACGGTCACGACGACCGTGGCCGGATCGAGGACGACGAGGCGCGGGTAGGCCCGCCCGGGCTCGAGCACGATTTTCAGGAATGCGTGTCCGGCCACGGCGCCGGACAGTGCGAGTTTCTGCAGGAGCGTGAGTTTCCGGTTGGCCGCCCAACAGGCGTCCAGCCATTCCTCTGCCTCTGTCCGCTCGCCCTCGACCAACTCGAAACTCACGTCCTGGCCGAACAGGAAACTCACGCCCTTGTCGACGATCGCGCGGCACAAGTTCACGGTCACGTTGTCGTCGGGCTGGCCCTGGCGCACTTTGAGTTGTCGCGGGTGTTGCCCGAGATAGTACTCCCACCTGCGTTTGATCGCTGCTGCATGGGCGATCTCTTGTGCAATCAGTGCCTCGGCGAATCCCAGGTCGACGGGATGCGGATAGGGCCAGATTGCCACGGCTCACCCCCTATCTGGCAGCAGTCCGCGCTGTCGCGCGCTCGCCCGCGCCTTGACTGCGTCCTCCCAAGGCGCGACGTGGACGTCCCACGGCACCGGTTCCGTGCGTACCCACTTCAGGACGGCCCGTTCGAACACTTGGTACACGGCGCCGTCGAGTTCGAACTCGTCGGTCAACGGCCAACCCAGCGTTCGGAGTGGCAGCGTCGGGTCAGTCCGTTCGAGTTGCCGCCACAAAGCGAGGAACCCGTGCCCGACGTGCCGCCCGAACGGGCCGATCTGTTGGACGTCCTGCGTCACCGCGACACCCCCTTCGAGATAGCGCCGCACCCGTTCCCGGTACCCAACGAACCCCTGCGTAAGGATGCGGCGTGGGCAGAACTTACCACTCCAATGTTGGTGCGGCACGACATGTTCGAGCGGGATGCTCAATGCCCTGCAGAGCGCCGCGACGAGCCGTGCGCCGTGATCCTGTGTCCGTTCCCAGTTACTGCCGGCATGGACACAGTGCTCGATCCCAACGGAAGCCCGGTTCCCGACTCCGTTCGGCCCGTCGCCGGCGTGCCAACCGTTCTCGACGAGCGGCAAGAGTTGAATGATTTCTTGATCGTCGACGACGTAGTGGAAACTCACCTGCCCCAGCCCGCCGCCCGCGTGCACGAACCGCCGGTGCATCTCGGCGTTCGCCCCTGGTGACTCGTTCGCGGTCTCGTGGATCGTGATCCAGGTCGGGCGCATCGGGTAGGCGGGGCGATTCGCATTCCCCTCTGGAATCCACGAGATGCGGTAGGCCACGCCCGGCACTTCCGGTTCGGCGCGCCCGTTCATGAACCGCACGACGGCGTCGATGTAGCTCGCCGGGTCGTTCCCGTCACCGGCCGGTGCCCAGATCGGGATGATCTGCGCGATCGTCCAGCATTTCCGTTGGCGATAGACAAACTGCGGGTCGGTGAGCCGCCGCGCGAGATCCCGGAACCCCTCCACCCAGTTCGGGTAGCGCCAGAACTGGCCCCGCCCCGGCACCAGCACAGGCTCCCCCACGCCAGTGCGACTCGACCGCGTCGCCCCCGGGTTGCGGAGATCGTGCGACGCGACGACGCCGACTGTGCCGAACCTGCTTTCATGCCAGAAGACCGCCAACGCGAACAACGGGTCGACGCCCTCGGCAGCCACGGCCGCCCAACACTCGTTCGCTTCGCTCGACGCGGGCGAACCCGCGTCGCGCAAGGCATACGCGAAACTCTCCCGACTGATGCGGGGCAGCACCCCGACGACAGGCGTCTCCTTCGTCACACTCATGGTCGTGCCTCCAATCTGCCCTCGAGATGGCACCAGCGGAGAAACAGCCACCAGTGGCCCGTCCGCCGGTCGATTTCCGGAACCCGCAACGGGTCGTAGTCCGGCGGCGGCGAGGCGCGCGGCAGGTGGCAGGCCAAGAGTTCGCCCAATTCTTCAGGGGCGGCCAGGGCCCGGCGACGCACCGTCTCGACGATATGCCCCGACGACAGGACGAGGCCGAGGATGCCGTCCTGTTCGTACCATGCGATCACCACGAAACCGTGTCGCGCCAACTGCGCGAACAGCGGTGCGAGTGTCTGAATCGTTGCCCGGCACGTGCCCTGCATCGGTCACCCCCAGAGGCTCGGTGCCAACTCGACCGTTCGGCCGGCCCCGACCGCGGCAACGGCCAGGGCGAGCGCCATGACCGAGTCCGTGGTCAGCCGTTCGTCGTCCCAGGCATAGGCCGCGAGTTCGTCCACGAGTTGGCGCACGAACGGGAAGACCAGTTCGCGCTTCTCGAGGGCGAGCTGCAACCGAACGATGAGATCGCGCTTACTCCGTTGCGTCAGGACGAGCCCGCGTGCGACGTCCGACACTTCGTCCAGTACTGCCGCGCCGACACCGGTCGCGTCGATCAGTGTTTCGTGGCAACCATACCGGCGGTGCAGTTCGCGGATCCGCTGGGCGACGACCGGATAGGGCGTCCGTTGGTATCGCTCGTAATGGACTAGCCGGTAGGGCACGCGCGTCGCGTCGAGGACGACGTGGACAGTCCAGTCGACGTCCCGCGCCAGGTCGACGCCCTGCACGTACCGCCGCCCGGCGACCGGTTGTTCGGGCAGGTCGTAGTCGGCCCGTTCGTAGGCGGCACGGATATCGTCCCACCGGAACACGGCGGCGTCGTCGTCGACGTACTCGCCTTCGACCTCGCGTCGCCAGGCCGCCTCGGTCATCCGGTCACGGAGCCCCCGGATATAGTCGTGGTCGACGTTCGGGTTCTCCCACGTGGGGCCCTGCTGCGCATAGACAGTCGGGTCACCCGACAGGCCCCGTATCAATTCCCGATACACGAGCCCCCGCCGCGCGCGGGGGGTCGAGATCAGGACGAGCTGCCCACCCACGTCGGCGAGCGTCATACGGATCACCTCGTCGATGATCCGCTCGGGCAGGTAGTCGGCCTCGTCGACGATCACCCGATGGAATTTATGGCCGCGCAGGTAAATGCCCTCGCGCGCTGTCGTCCGCACGGTAATTTCCGAGCCGGTTTTAAAACGAATGGTCGGGAACGGCGTCATGCGGACGTCGCGGACGAGCGCACGGACGAGCGGTTCGCGCTCGGCCAGCATCGTCACGATGTCGAAAGACAGTCTCGCCTGGTCGAGCGTGACCGACACAATGCCCTGTCGCGTATTCGGTTCGGTGAGGGCGTACCAGAGTGCCTGGACCGCCGCCAACTCCGATTTCCCCCAGCGCCGCCCGGTGACCAATACCGCGGTCGGCCGCCGCGGAGCCGTGAGCCACCGGCGCTGCCCTTCGTGTGGCGCCCAACCGAGCCAACGTTCACAGAACGATAGCGGGTTCTGCGCGTCGCGCGCGGCGTCGGCCAGTATCGCGACCGTCTGTTCACGCAGCAACACCGCCGTCATCCGATGCGGCCCTCCGTGCCAGATATCGCGCCAAGATTTCGCCGACGTCGATTTCGTGCCGCATGGTGTCGAGACCTAGGAGTTTCATCCGCGCTTGCATGAGGCCGCACAACCGGTCGATGGCCCAGCCTTTGCCTGCTGCGACGTGGGGCCAGATCGCCGCGATCGCCTCGTCGGTGCGGATGTAGTCGTCGAGTAGGCGCGACTCGTATGCGGTCAGCCGCCGCTGCGCCCATTCCTCGCGGATCGCCTTGACGTCGTTGTGTGCCGACGCGATGGAGATGCCAAACCGTTCGGCGATCTCGCGCAAACGGATGCGCGGCTGGGCAACTAACAGCTCGGCGATCTCGGCTCGCCGTCGTTCAACTCGTGGGTCTTTCTTGCGTCCCCTCCTGCCCATTTTCACGCCCTACCTTTCTGACCAATTCCCGTATCCGCTCCCCGTCCAGCACGGCACCGCATCGCCAGCACTGCAAAACCTGAATTCCGTTTGTCGTCGCCGCGATCAGTCGCCCGCGGTGACGGACGATGAGGTTGCCGCCCGCGTACTCACACAGTGTGGCGGAACACAGGGGGCATGCTAGCCTCATCGTCGCACTCCTGCTCCGACCGCCCACAGGCGGCACGGCGCCGATACCGGGCTCGTCTGGATTGTATCCGATTTTCGCCCATACGCCGACCGATCACGGCCTGCCGCGCCCTAGGTCGCCCAAGATACGGCCCGTCAACCAGTCACTCGGCCGCCAGATCCGCGTTTCCACCGACTGGACCTTCGTGAACGCCTCAAGCCAGGCGTCCTGATAGTCGGTCGTGCGCCCGCGTTCGCGTTTCAGTTCCACCACCAAGCAGTGCGGCGGCCGCACGAGGATGAGATCGGGAAAGCCGACGTCACCCATCACTGGAGTCTGCCATTGACCACGGCGGTTTTGGGCCGGCCGGTCGTGGTGCACGAGCCAACCGTACCGTTTGGCCGCCTCGACGACGAGTCGCAACAATTCCCCCTCGCTCATGGACCGGGCGAGTTCCTCGTTCGCATCGCGCACCCGAACCATCAGACGGTCACTCCCCGTGACTGGGCGACGTACTGCCGCAATAGGTTCAGTTTCTCGCGGTCGCTCGCCAGGTACTGTGCGATCGCCCGTACTTCCCGTTGGGGGTCATAATGCCCGTCGGCATCGGTACACTCCGGACACGGGCTTGCTGGCGTGTACCCGCCGTCCGGAAACTCGTGCCGGACCAGGCGCGCTCCGCGACAGCGCGGACAGACGAGCCCGCGCCCCCGACAGGCACAGTCGGGGCCGCCGGTTGCCAGGCACCACGGACAGACGACGCGGATGACCGGTTCCAGTCTTTCGTCGACCGGGAGGGCGAACCGCGCGGTCGAGTATGAGAACCGGCTCCGGCGCGTCTCGAGCGTCGCCACAAGTTCCCGTACCAGATCACCGATCGACCGCATCCGAACCCCCTTTCGTGTCCTGCTCGATGAGCCGTTCGGTCTCGGCCAACACCGCCCGGATGAACTCGTCTGGCGTCATCTGCCGACTCCGCGGCGGTTCGAACTGTGTCCAGTTCGCCACCAGGGCCGTCGGCGTTAGCGGAACGTTGGGCCAGCGCCGGCGGTATTCCTGGGCCCGACGACGGATTTCCTCCGCTGTCACGCCGATCTCTGCCAACTCTTTGGCGGCCCGGTTGTACCGGCCGCGCTCACTGCGGGACAACTGGACAGTACCATACTCGCGGCCGGTACACTCTTCGACCAACGCGCGGAACAGGCTCCGCGCATGTCGCCGCTCGGGTGGCCCGATGCCAGGTACCGGCACCGCACCGGGCGCACACTCTAGTGTGTTAAACTCGTTTTCTAATCCTACGGGAGTATTAGTTATATTAATCACACTAGAGTGTGCGGGTTCGTCCCTTCGCCGGCGCCGCGGCCTGCTGCCCGTTTGGGTACGCACCTGGCCCACCAGATCTGGTGGTGCCGCCCCGTTCTCGGCCACCAGATCTGGCAATGGTGCGACGGTCACCTGTTGGTCTTGTGACGGTCGCGTGACGGTCGCGTGATCGTCGCGTGACGGTCGCGTGACCGCCGCATGACCGTCACGCGCCGGGCCCGTGACACTCGCATGACCATCGGGGGGCGTACCGATGGTCGAGTCGGTCGCCTGGGCAGCGGTCCGCCGCCGGGCGCGTGCCCGGCGTGCCCGTTCCCGCATACCGAGAATGCGACGGGCGAGCCGGTCGAAATCGACGACGGCCAGCCGCCCTTCGCGCATCTCGATGAGGCCCGCGGTGACGAGGGTAGCAACGGTCTCTTCGGTCGTGTCGAGTACAGCCGCAACGACCGCGGGCTCCAACTGGATCGTGCCGTCGGGTGCGGGAACGTCGAGCGCGAGACCGGCCAACATGGTGACCCAACCGACGACAGCGGCCCGGGGTACCCCGAGCCGCTGCGCCGCCACAATGACACGAGGGTCATGCCAATAGTCGGTGGGGACGGCTACCCAACTCATGAGTCGCTCCGCTGGTTTCCGCTAGCCGCGTCCAACAACCATTCGTATCGCGGGCGGAGCGAACCCTCGTTGCGCTCGAGGAGACTGCAGTAGAGCCGCAACGAGTCAATCACGAATTCGGTGAGTGTCCGGTACTCGAAGGTCTGCACGAGCCGCATCATGCGCTCGTACAGCTCGACCGGGACGCGCACCCCGATCGTGCAATGTGGCGAATGGGTCGGTCGTGGCATCGAACTACCCTCCTATCTGGTCGAGTCCGTCCTACCCTCGTCGATTCCTATTGTACGAACGCGGCTGGTAATAGTCAAGCCCGGCTGGACGCGTACGGACGCGCGTGGTATGCTCGTCGGCAAGCGAGGGCCGTCGGCGATGGACCTGGTGGTCATTTGTGAGGACGTAGACACGAGTGAGTTCCCGGTCGTCGGAGGCACGCCATTTGCCCGCGCTGTCCGCGAGTATGTCCTGTCGCGCGGTGTCCCGAACTGCGGGATCGCGTTCTGGACGCGCGGTGCGCTCATCCCGCAATACAGTCGTACCGAGCCCAGGGCGGCACGCCTGGCTCAGGCACTCCAGCGCTTCGACCGGATCGTCGTCTGGGGTGACGACCAGGCGCGGGGGCAGCTCATGACACGGTTCCCTTTCGTCGCACACAAGATCGTCGGCGCTGACGGTGTCGGCACGATCGACCTGTTGCTGGCTCGGTACGGCGCGTACCCGCCAGGCTCGCGGCCGCTCGCGAGACGCGACCATCCCTTGGCATTCCTCGCTTGGGCGCCGGAGCTACGCTCCTCGGCGCTGACCGACCACGAACTCGACCAACGAGTGGCCGGATACGGCCTGCCAGACGTCGTCGCAGTCGGGGACGGGTTGCTCGTTGCCCTGGAACAGACTGCCGGGCCGGTGGTCTCGGTCGAAGAGTCGGTCTGGCGCGAGTTCTGCATGAAACCGCTCCGGGCGCACTATCCGTTCTTGGCCGACTGTTACGTCATCGGCGACAACGGCGCGGTCGGGGCCATGGACGAACCCGAACCGTTGATCACTCCACGCGAACTCGCCTACGCGTACTGTGTTTTGGGTGTCGACGCCGCGTTCGCGCTCGACCACATTCCGCACCCACGCCTGCCCTACGAGGAGCGGGTTCGCCGGGTCGGTTTATCGCTCGAGCTGACCTATGAGTTTCTTACCGAGGCTCGCGCCTACCCGTACCGGTCGTTCGCCATTGCCCATGGGATGAGCCCGGCCGAGATCGGTCGCACACTCGAGCTCTATGCGACGGACGGCATACCGGGCGTTGCCATCGCGGTCAAGGCGATCCGTTCCGACAGGCACTTCCTGGCCACGGTCGAGACATACCGCGCAGTGCTGCGGCGCTTCGAGTGGGTGCACTTTCTCGGTGTTCGCGCGCGGCGCCTCGCCAAACTGGGCGTGACCGGTGCGTGCGACAGCTTCGACACGTCCGGCCCTCTCATGGGTACCATGACATCTGATGAGCTATTGATCGGTAAGGAGTTCTGTACATCGTTGTACATTCCACCGATCACTGACCGGTACGTCGAGCGCGCCGCACTCGATGCTCTCCTCGCCTACGAGCGAGGCACACGAGACCTGGAAACCGTAGTGGGCGCGATCGAGCGCCACTGGCGCGTGGCGGTCGAAGAAAGGGGGGTCGCCGATCGATGGGATCGTCAAAGGGTCCGTCGCGTGCTGGAACGACGGTTTTGGGAAACTTGCCCCTGTCCGGTCTGCAGGAAGATCGGTATCGCGGTCGCGATCCACCGCACCGACAGCCATAAATACGCGCAGGCGGTGCACAATTACTGGACGGAACTCAACTATCTCCGAGCCCAGCCGGAAACCCAGAAACCGTCCCAGGTCTACCTATTGTGAGCGGAAGGGGGCACAGATGGGATACATACTGGTCGCGGCTTACCTCATTATGATCGTGATCGCCAACTATGCGGTCACGTTCGCCCGCATGCTCGGCTGGAGCGAGGCACAGATGACCCTGCTGTTTATGACTCAGGGGTTCCTGTTCATCGGGGGCGATCTCGTCATCCGTGATGCACTCCATGAGCGGTGGACTCGGCATAAGGTCTGGAAACTCGGCGCACTCATCGTGACCGGCGGGCTCTTGTCGGCACTTCTCAATGCTGAGGCGATCCGGGTCGCGGTCGCCTCGAGTGTCGCGTTTATGGCCGCCGCCACCGCCGATGCGATCGTCTACCAGTTCGCCATGCGGTGGCCGCGCATCGTTCGGGTGAACACGAGTAATGTCGCCGGTGCGATCGTCGACTCGGTCGTCTTCCCGACGATCCTCTTCGGTGGGTTCGCGCCGATTGCGACGTTGGGCATGTCCCTGACGAAAATACTGGGCGGCGCCGCCTGGGGTGCGATCTTCGCCCTCACGATCTGGCGGGAGCGCCGCCCAGCGCCGGAGTCACTCTATCGTTAGGACGGCGACTCGGTCGCCGGCATAACGGACGGGGAACGGTGGGGTGAGTTCCCGCCACCGTTCCCCGTGTTCATCGAGCAGGACGATCCGCACCGCGCTCTCGACAACGAGTCTGGGAACGGCCACGAGTGGAGCGCGGTGCCAGACCGTCAGAAAGTAGTCGCGGCGCGCAAAGAGCGACCGGTCTTCCCAAGCCGCCGCAGGCACCTGGCTGAACGCATATTTTGCCAGAACGATCAGTTCTCCCATGGCTCATCCCACGGCTCACCGGCCTCGGCGACGCGCATCCGCTCCTGTTCCGCGCCAAGCTTCGCCAGGTCGTAATCGAAGCCGAGGCGGCGGAAGAGTTTCCGCGCATCCGCCTCGGGTATATACAACGTCCGGCCGGAACGGAGCGTAATGTGGGCGCCGTCCGGCTCGACGACGACTACGTCGATCGCGTCGAGGTTTACGACGTACTCGTGGAGTAGGATCGCCCTCACGACTATCCTCCTTTCGTTTCCGACGGGCCCCGTGGCCGTTCCCGATACCATTCTATCCCGCTTGACGCCGCGCGTCAAGCGGGGTATATTATATGCCGGCGGGCGGCGCAGGGCCGCCCGAAGGCGGAACGAAAGGGGGCCAAGCAATGGTTCGGGTACACGTTGCGCACGACGGAGTGCAAGATCTCGCCGCGTATCTGGCCCGTTGTCTGCGGCGAGTCGACGAGCAGATGCTCACCGAGGTCGCGCAAGCCCTCATCGACGAGGGGTACGTCGCGGGCGAACCCGCGGGATACCGGGTGCAGGACCTGCTCGAGCGCGCGTTCGGGTTGTTGGGTGAGTTCTTGGCGGAGGACGTGCTATGACGCGTCTCGCCCGGCCCCTGCGACCGGTCAAGCTCTGGCGCGATCAATACGGTCGCGCCCGAGCCGATATCCCGCACATCGCCGTCCATTCCCCCACCGGCATCGAGTGGGGGTATCTCGGCTCGGGCCCGGCTGATCTCGCGATCAGCCTGGCCTGTTATTTCGTTGAGCGGCCGACTGGCGACCAGATCTGGCGGCTGAAGCGATTGGTCGCGAGCATCCCGGTCACCTGCCGTGAATACGTCATCATGCCCGAGCAGTTGGCGGCAGCGCTGACGGGCGAGTCTTGACGGCGGGAACGGGGGTGTGCTACAATGGGCGTGGCGCCATGGTATCCTCCTTTCACCCGTGCGCTGTCCTCCTTGCCCACCGACGGCCCCGTTTGGGGCCGTCGGTGTTTTGGGGGTGGCTCGCCGTGGCGCGCCGCTTGACACGGGCGGTGCCTTGCGGTATATTATTATCGAAGCCCGGGGGCGGCCCCGGGGTGGGCGAAAGGGGGGCAGGATGAAAGTGAGGGCTGACGTCTTGGTAAAGGACAACCGTGCTGAGATCCGGTTCAGCGACACGCCCGCCGCTGGCGTCCGCCAGTGGCTAAAGCACGACTGGGGGTTCCGTTATAACGGAACCAGCTGGACGCGCGACGACGTCAATTGGGGAGTCTTTCTCGATGAGGTGAAGCGGTTTTCCGGCGTGGAGTGGGCGTTCTATTTCGTTCGGGCTGACGGCTCTCTCCAGCCGGCGGTCGTCGACGAGGCGCCAGGGGTGCGGCGACCGAAGCTCATACCGGCTCCCGCCGCATCCACCGACGCGCAGGGCGGTGTCGGCCGGGGCGACACCGCGGCACCGGCCCCGGTCAAGCTCCGGACAATCCGCGCGTTTCGGTGTTTGCAGTGTGGCCGGTTGCGCCCGCTGGACGAGGGTGACGCTGAAGAACTGGCCCGCCGCGAGCGCGCCGCACTCGAGCGAGCCCTCGCGCAGAACGGAGCGGCCTGTTGGCCCGCTCCCGAGAACGTGACGGTCGTGGGAGTGATTCTTTGCGAGGACGGAAAGGAGGGGTGATATGCGGTTGATCAACTTGACGCCGCACCCAATATCGGTGTGCGGCATGACGGTCGAACCGTCGGGCGTGGTCGCCCGTGTTACCGAACAGGTGACACCGGTAGGCACGATCGTCGTCGAAGGTGTTGAGATACCACTCGTCGCCCGCGCGCTCGGTCAGGTCGAGAATTTGCCCGAGCCGCAGCCGGACACTCTGTACATCGTATCCAGCATGGTCGCGAGTGCGGCCTGGCAAATGGGGCGCATTGACGTCGCCGCGCCCGGCGATTTCATCCGCGACGAAGCCGGGCGCATCGTCGGCGCGGCGAGTCTCATCGTCTCGCCGGACTATCGACGAAAACCGGGCGGGGCCTGACTCCCCGCCCGGCGGGTACGGACTGGGCACGAAAGGAGGGTACCGATGAGAATTCTCGTTCCTTGCTTCGACGTCCTGCCACCCTCGTGGGTGGAGACAGGCATCCGGGTATCGCCGGGGCGCGAGATCGTCCTCGGTGAACAGGGCCGGGGACGCAAAGAGACGCGCGTGCGCGTCCCGGGGGGGAGCGTGTTTTCGGAGGACGGGAAAGTTGTCCTCCAGATCCCTGTCTCCCATCCGGACGCGGCAGCCGTCATCTGTATCCGGGATTTCTCCGGATACAAGGGAACGTGGGATTTATTGTTGCCGATCCCTGACGACCTGCTCCGGCTCTTTGACCAGACGGGGCAGTACGATGTCCTCCAGGGACGGCTACAAGAAACGACGCCGCCCCTGCTCATCGCGTACGGCCGGCGTGCCCAAGGGATGGCAGGGCGGGTCGGCCAAGGGGACGAACTGCTCTTCATCGCGAAAGCCGGTGACGAGTACGACATCTTCCGATGGGGGCGTATCTACGGCGCTCCCCGGATCCTGCGGTTGCGCGTGGGGCAGGGCACAGTGACCGTCACCGACGTCCTCGCCGAGCTCCGTGCGCGAGATGCGGAGGCCCGTTGGTGACAGACGAGGGGCGCCACACGGCGCCCCTCTTTTTTGTAGAGAAAGGAGGAAACCATGCGGATCGTCGTGTCGCGTCGTTGCTGGATCGACCCTGAAACCGGCGAGGTAATCCAACAGTGGTTTGAACTCTTTCTCCACAAAGCGCGGTCGGCCTATCCCGAGGCCGATATCACCGTGCAGGAAACCGGTCGGTGCATCGCGGTGTATGCGGGCGGCAGTGAAGAAGAGTGGCGTGTCGAGCGGCACCTGACCCAACTGTCCGTCGACGCGCTCTTCGAGTGGGCACGGGAGTCAGAGGTGGACGTTGTGCCGGAAACGGGGGCGAACGCATGATCATTCGTATACCCGCACTCATGCCGGTCGATCTCACGGTCTACGAGCGGCGTCGCCTGTCGATCTGCTTGCGCGACGCGCTAGTCGAACTCATCCCTGATGCCACGCCCGAATGGTCAAACAAGGACGAACTCGAATTCGGTTACACGGAGGAACAGGAACGGGAGTGGTTCGAACGTGCACTCCCGTTGGCGGTTAGCCGCGCACTCGCCCGATTTTACGAGTGGCAAGACCGGGTAAATCGCGCGGGCATGGACGATCTGGCGGGCGACGAGTATGTCAGGGCGTACTTGGGGGGCCGCCGTCGGCCGGCCGATGATCCGGTGACCGAACGGTTGAAACGGATCTACCGCAGGGCGGGGTTGCTATAGGGCGTGCCCGCGTCCTCGCTCGTGCCACGGGGCTTGACACGGGCGGCGCCGTGTGGTATATTATTATCGGAACCCGGGGAGCGGCCCCGGGGGCAGGTGAAAGGGGGGTTTACCATGGTAGCGCGATTGGTGCCCGTCTTCGAAGTGCGCCCGCCGGCATACGTCCTGCCCGGCATCCGAGTGGACGCCGACCGCCGCGTCACCCTCGGGCGGCCTGGGCGCGAGCAGGTGCGGTTTCGGGTACCTGAGGGTGCGGTGATCCGCGACCGGCTCGTCACCCGGATGCCGGTCGACGGCGACGACGTCGCGGCGGTCGTCGCCATCCGCGATTTCTCGGGGCTCGACCGCGGAACGTACGTCCTGGCCGAGCCCATCGACGAGGACGTCATCTGGGCCTACGTCATGACCGGCGACGTCGAAACCCTGTATCGGGCGATCACACCGGCCTCGCCACGAACCCTCGCCGCGGCCGCTGACCGGTATGGCGGCGAGTGGCTAGTCCTGGCCGGGCCCTGGGAGGCGTACGATATCGTGCGCCTCAACCGGCTCGGCAACGCGCCGGCCACGGTGTTGCGCCTCATCGTTACGGAGGAACAAGTTGAGCTCGTGAACGTGATGGTGTATCTACGGCAGCGCGACGCATGGGTGCGGCAGTGACAGAGGAGGGGGCGGTTCCCGCCCCCTCCTTGTTACGATGGGAGGAGGGAGTATGAACAAGAAGACGGTTCGCTGCGGGTACTGCGGACAGGTGGTGGCGTCTGACGACGCCTACGAGCATACCGTGCCGCACCTGGCCGAGGTCATACCGATCGTCGATGTCGCGAACTTCCGGGCCCGCCTCGCGCGGCACGTACCCGTGGGCCCAGGGCGAATCGAAGTGCAATACGCCGATCCGCAGCCACCGCAGCGTATGTTGGCGGCGGCCGTCCGCCGGGCCGGCGGCGCGCTAAATATTTCGGGGATATACCCGGTGAGCCCGGCGCTGGTGCGGTGGCTTGCGCGGCGGGCGCCGCAATGGAAGTAAGGGGGGCAGCTATGGTCGTGAAGACACCGTTCGTGTATATCCCACATGAGGCGCCGTTACTCGATTACGCCGCATGGGATCGGATCCGTGATATGCTCGAGAACGCGGGCGATGACCAGGCTGAACTCGTGGTTCTATTGCGCGACTACGCGGATCAAGCCGCGCTCTACCTGTCGCGGCGCCTGATCCGGAATCCTCAGACAGCAACCAATCGCGAGTGGCTGAACGCGGTGACGTCAACAGTCGCGAGCATCGCCGCAGCTTCCAAACTGGAGCCGCGAACTGTGGACGAGTACCGGTTCCGTGGTCAGGCGATCGAAACCGGTTATTTGCACTTGGCCGCACTGCTGCTCGCTTGGGCCGCCGTGACTGAGCAACGGCATAACCAGTAGTCGGTGTAGCGAACGAGGGAGGCAGCGGGGCCGCCGGCCCCGCTGCCTGTTTATCCTCATCCCTACCTACCCTTGGCGTGCGGCGGCGAGGAGCGGATCGGAGATACCGACGGCGGCGAAGGCCTCGGCCCGTAGGCGGCACGAGTCGCACCGTCCACACGGGCGTTCCCCACCGCGGTAACACGACCACGTGTCCGCGTAGTCCACGCCCAACTTGAGCCCTAGCCTGATGATGGCCGACTTCGGGGTGTGGAGGAACGGCGCGACGACAGGTATGCGCTTCTTGGTCTCGATGTAGCGCTTCGAACCGAGATCGGCCGCTGCCTGGAACGCGTCGAGAAACTCGCCACGGCAATCCGGGTACCCGCTGTAGTCGATCTGGCTCACCGCGATGGCGATCAGGTCGGCATCGATCGCCTCGGCATAGGCGCGAGCGACAGAGAGGAAAACGAGGTTACGCAGAGGGACGTAGGTCGAAGGGATGCCTGGCGTCGGTTCGGTCGGTATTTCGCCGTCCCCGACTAGCGACGAACCGCCCCACTGGGCGAGGTCGATCGTCACCAGCCGCCACGCCGCGACATCGAGTTTTTCTGCGGTACGGCGGGCGGCCTCGATCTCGCGCTCGTGTCGCTGGCCGTACCGGAACGTCAGTGCACAGAGGTCGAAACCATACGCGTCGAGCAAATAGGCGAGCGTCGTACTGTCCAACCCGCCCGAGAGGAGTACGACTGCGCGGTGTGGCCGGTTCACGCTGGTCATCGTTGCCTCCTTTCGTGTCACCCGCCTTCGCTAGCACGATTCTAGCACTCGTGACGACGCTCTGTCTCACCACCACGTATTCGGGTCACGCCCGAGCATCGCTGCTTCCGTAACTAGGCGTAGTTTCTGAAGAGCCTCGTCGGGCGTGGTAGGCCGGCCCGCCTCGATGCTGACTGTCGGCCCCGGGTAGCGGTGGACAACCCTTGTCACACGTACCGGCCCGCAGCCGGGCACGAGGACGTCGTCGCCAACTTGAATCGCGGTCGCGCTGGCGAGCGTGTTGTCCGAGCGCTCCCACTGGCCGATACCGCGCCAACTCACGCTCGGCATCGGTGCATAGCGCTCGTAGAGCAGGCGATAGGCGATCGCGCTCGGATTCGCGACGTTTGCACGCGTGACATCGGCGATGACGCGGCGCGCGAACCCGAGATCAGCAGCGCGTGCGCTGTCGAGCGCGTTCACGGTACTGATCGAGGATCCGGATTTGTACCGCACAACGACCTGCGTCGCGAGCTCGTCGTAGCGCGGCCAGGTCACGGTCGCGTCCGGTGGGACGACGAGCGGTACGCTCTTCATCTCCTTCAACGGCTTCGTGCCCCAGGTCGTGACACGCAGAATTCCGCCCGGCTCGGCACGGATATCGACGAGCTGGCCGTCGTCGGTAGCCAGCCGACGCAGGAACTCGCAGGCATCGGCGACGGTAAACTCAGCTGACGTCGTCCCCTCGAGCGGTGGTGCGCCGGCGACGCGGAGGAACGGTGCCGTGTTGCCGACGACGGTTGGAAGCAGGTTCCCGTACGTGCCAGCGTAGCTGATCACGTCGTGCGCGACCCGGTCGTAACCGACGGCGGTGAACCCGAGGAGCTGTCCGCCACGCCCCCATTCGAGTTCGGTGACGAACCCTTCCCAGACGTTCGCGCCGTCTACGAGGGCGACAACGTGCGACACCCAGCGTACCGGTGAATACCGCCAGGGAACATCGGTGTCGGCCCGTGCATCGGTTGGCACGAGAGCGACTCGGAGTGTATCGCAGCCACGCCGAGACCAGCTGATCTCGAGCGAGCGAATCTCGACCTCGAGCCCCCACTTCGCAATGGGTTCGAGAACATCGAGGCTCAGTCTAGCGGGTGGGTAGATGATGACCTGCATCGGCTCTCACCACTTCGTGTAACTGAGGACATCGACGACGAACTGCCGATCGACGATCTCGCGCTCCTCTAGTGACTCGATAGGGAACACCACGAGCGTCGCCTTGCCATGTACCTCGAGGACTCCACGTTGTGCGCCGAGGACAACGTTACCCGGCCGGTAGACCAGATACGGTTCGTCGGCATACCAGTATGCGTAGGATGACTGGCCTAGCACTGCGGCATATGCCTGCTCATCTGACCCGAGCGCACTCAGTGTACCTGTGGCAAATGCTGGTGAGGGTTCATTCACGAGCACGAGCCAGCGTATCCCGAACTCCCCACCCATGTTGTCTCCACTTAGCGTGACCATGCCGTTCACGTTCGGGAGCGAGACATTCGCTGAGCTACTCGTCCAGCTCCCGGGTGTACCGACACGGAGCGTCAGTGTCGTACCGTTGTACGAGAGGAGCAACGTCCTGGGTACCGTGCTCGGCCGTGTAACGCTCAC